AGACTGAAGCAAGCAAGCTTATGAGCAACCCTGACATAGCCCAAAGGGTAGAGGTGCTAATAGCTGCTAGGGAACGTGCTATACAAGCTTCTGGTGTCTCTGACAGGGAGAAAGTTCTAGGGAAGCTTAGGGCTTGGATGGACACGGCTGAGGGAGCAGATGCAATGAAGATCCGATCAGCAGAGTTGCTAGGTAAAAGTGTCGGCCTGTTTAAGGATGTAGTCGAGCAGAAGCAAGAGTCTACTAGTGCCGACATCGAGGCCAAGCTTCAGGCCAAGCTAGAAACACTATTGGCTAGTCAAGAGACAAAGGGATCTGATAGCAAGGATCTGCATTAGTATTGTTACACTTGACACGTTTAACAAAAGTCACATGACCCTTCCGTAATAATATACTTGACACCTCTTATGTGTGCAACATGACCCCACCTAAATAATACAACTGACCCCCGTGACACATGTCACACTTTGATACCCCACCCCCCCTGACAGCTAAGGCGCGTGTGTGTACCCAGTACACAGTGATACACTCAAATAATTCCCTACTTTTGACATACCCCCACCCTATTTTCTAGAATGCCCAATCAAATCAATAACTTATCGTTCTTCTGGTCAAATTTTGTACAGAAAAAGGGTTAGGAATCCTAGTACCCCCAAAAATTTTGCAAAAAAAATTGACCTTACTCTTGTCAATAGGCACAATATGTTAAAATTTATTATACTTGTGTCTAAGGATTACCCTTACTAAGGATTACCCTAGTACGTTTGCAGTATCCGTTTCTAGGTATGCCTCAGTTTTAAATTAAAGGGTATTCTTTCAAGGGATATCCTTGCTAGTGTAATCCTTATAAGAGTAATCCTTGTTTTCAAAAAGGCGAATTGCGCTTGGATATTGATCAAAATTTAATCAATACATTAGACAGCGTCCCTGTTGAGGACAAGCAAGAAATACTTAGCCTTCTTGAGCAGCTTGAAGAAGCGAAGAAGCTTGAGGCTGCTAGGGCTGGATACATAGATTTTGTACGCACGATGTGGCCTGCCTTCATTGACGGTGAGCATCACAAGATAATGGCTTCGGCCTTTGAGCGTATAGCTCGTGGTGAGTTAAAGCGGTTGATAGTGAACATGCCGCCCAGACACACTAAAAGCGAGTTTGCTAGTTACATGCTCCCAGCTTGGTTCTTGGGGCAGTACCCAAATAAGAAAATAATACAGACCGCCCATACAGCAGAACTTTCTGTTGGATTTGGTAGGCGGGTTCGTAACCTCGTAGACAGCGAGGACTTTAAGAAAGTTTTCCCAGAGTTGACTCTTAGGCCCGACTCCAAGGCTGCTGGGAGATGGAGTACCAGTGCTGGTGGTGAGTATTTTGCTATCGGTGTTGGTGGTGCTGTAACAGGAAAGGGTGCAGATCTGCTCATAATCGATGATCCCCACTCGGAGCAAGAAGGACAGAGTGCCGACCCCACTGTGTTTGATCGAACCTATGAATGGTACACATCCGGGCCTCGTCAACGCCTACAACCGGGAGGCGCTATTGTTATCGTGATGACGCGATGGCATATGCGCGATTTAACCGGAAAGATAACTAAGTCTTCTGCTCAAAGGGCTGGAACCGATGAGTGGGAGATTATTGAGTTCCCTGCGATCATGTATGAGGGGACCGAAAAAGAACAATCATTGTGGCCTCAGTTTTGGTCTAAGGCTGAACTGGACGCCCTCAAAGCGGAACTGCCGCCTTCTAAGTGGAATGCACAGTACCAACAGAACCCCACTGCTGAAGAGGGGGCGTTGGTCAAGAAGGAATGGTGGAAGATCTGGGAGAATGAAAGACCGCCTCCCTGCGAATTTATTATACAGTCTTGGGATACAGCTTTCTTGAAGACACAGAGAGCTGACTATTCTGCCTGCACAACGTGGGGCGTGTTCTATGCGCCGGACGATGATGGGCAGACTCAGCCTAACATTATCTTGCTTGATGCCTACAAGGAGCGTCTGGAGTTTCCAGAGCTTAAACAAAAGGCATTTGAGATGTGGCAGATGATGGAGCCAGATGCGTTTATCGTGGAGGCTAAAGCTGCGGGAACTCCTTTGATCTTTGAGTTGAGAGCGATGGGCATCCCTGTATCTGAATACACCCCCTCTAGAGGTAACGACAAGATAGCTAGGGTTAATGCCGTAGCGGATCTGTTTGCCTCTGGTATAGTCTGGTGTCCAGAGACTCGCTTTGCTGAAGAGGTTGTTGATGAGTTTGCTGCTTTCCCAGTAGGTGAGCATGATGACTTGGTTGACTCGTCTACTCAGGCGCTGCTTAGATTTAGGCAGGGCGGCTTCTTAAGATTAAATAGTGATGAAGAGGATGAGCCTTTCTATGGCGGAAAAGCCAGCTACTATTGATCTTGAAGAAGAAGAGCAAAAGATCGAGACTGAGATTCGACAATGGTCTGCCAATGTTATTGAGACCCCGAATCCTAATTTTAATAATATCCCCACTTGTCCCTATGCTAAAGCAGCTTGGGAGAAGGATTTAGTAAAGATTGTTTTTGATCATGAGGGCAAAGATGATCAGCTTTTAAAATATGTTTCAAATTACGATGATGACTACGATGTCGTTATCATTGTAGAAACTAATTATCCCGATGATCAGGATGGATACCACGAAGCTTTAGACAATATTAATAGTTTAATTAGTCAAAGGTATTGGGGTGATAATGATTTGTGGGTAATGGGCTTTCATCCTATGGATGGTGAAAGTGAGTTTTTACAAGCAGGAGAGGAAGACGAATCTGAGGTTTTTGAACCGATATCAGAATACAGTTATGGTATTGTTTTTATTCAGAGACTGTCGCTTCTTGAAGAAGCCTCTATAAGTTTGGAGAAAGCTGGTTATTACGATGCCTACAAAGGCAGTCCTGATATCCAAGAAATGTATAGCACTCGCAGAAGTTATTACAGGAGAATGCAAAATGCGAAAAAAAACTATGTCTGGGGGAAAGAAAGCTTCCAAAAAAATGATGGCAGGAGGAAGGAAAGCTTCCAAGAAAATGATGGCCGGAGGTAAAAAAGCATCTAAAAAGATGATGGCCGGAGGGAGGAAGGCTTCCAAAAAGATGATGGCAGGCGGTAAAAAAGCCTCGAAGAAAATGATGGCAGGCGGCAGAAAGGCGTCTAAAAAAATGATGGCTGGTGGCAAGAAAGCTTCTAAGAAGATGATGGCTGGTGGCAGAAAAGCTTCAAAGAAAATGATGGCTGGTGGAAAGAAGACTGCCAAGAAGATGAAGTAATTAATGGCTATTGAAAAGTCTTTAGTCAGCAATCCTCTTGCTGTAGATGGAGAGGAAGCTGTCGAGGTTAGCATAGTTAACCCTGAAGCAGTTTCTATTGAGACTGAAGAGGGTGGCGTTCTTTTGGATTTTAATCCAGAAGGCGGCTTTATGGGTGACTTAGATCACGGCGCTAACTTAGCGGAATACATTGATCCTCCGACTCTGGACATGATTGGTTCAGATCTTGTGGGTATGTATAACGCTGACAAAGAAAGTCGAGCTGACTGGGAAGAGTCTTATGTCAGAGGACTAGATTTGCTTGGTCTGCGCTTTGAAGACCGTACACAACCTTGGGCTGGAGCGTGTGGTGTCTTTCATCCAATGCTTTCTGAGGCTGTAGTTCGCTTTCAGGCACAGACAATACAGGAGATATTCCCTGCTGCTGGGCCAGCCAAGACTTCTATCGTGGGTAAACTCACTGATAGCAAGGTAAAGCAAGCCAGTAGAGTACAAGATTACTTAAATTATTTAATGACACAGAGAATGTCTGAGTATCGGTCTGAGACTGAGAAGCTTTTATTCTCTTTGCCTATTGCAGGATCTGCTTTTAGAAAGGTTTATTTCGATCCTAACCTTAACAGACCTTGCAGTATGTTCGTTCCGGCGGAAGATTTTGTCGTTAGCTACGGCGCATCTGACCTTAAGACCTGCGAACGTGCAACGCATGTGATGAAGAGAACTCCTAATGATATCAGGAAGTTACAAGTTTCTGGTTTTTATAGGGATATTGACTTGCCCTCTCCTTCTCCAGACATTGGAGAGATCCAAGAGAAGTATAATAGGCTGACTGGTGACAGTGCCAACTACGAAGTTGACCACAGGCACACGTTATTGGAGATGGTTGTTGACTATGACCTTCCCGGTTTTGAGGATACGCAGGGTGGAGAGCAGACAGGCATAGCTTTGCCTTATGTAATTACCATCGATAAGGGTTCTCGAAAGATTTTATCGATCAAACGTAACTGGAATGAAGAAGATCCGCAGAAATTAAAGGTCGAACACTTCGTTCATTACACCTATTTGCCCGGATTAGGCTTCTATGGCTTCGGATTAGTCCACATGATAGGTGGATTAAGCAAGTCAGCCACTTCATTACTGCGTCAATTGGTGGATTCAGGCACGTTAGCGAACCTTCCGGGTGGTTTGAAGGCCCGTGGCCTCAAGATTAAGGGTGATGACACCCCAATTATGCCGGGAGAGTTCCGTGATGTAGACGTTCCGGGCGGAACTATACGCGATAACATCAGTTTTATGCCGTATAAGGAGCCGTCTAACGTCCTTTACCAGCTTTTAGGGGACATCGTGGCGGAAGGCAGGCGATTTGCCTCTGCTGCTGACGTAAAAGCCTCTGATATGAACTCTGAAGCCCCAGTTGGCACGACATTAGCCATACTTGAGCGCGAAATGAAGGTGTTAAGCGCGGTTCAGGCGCGTGTTCACGCCGCAATGGGGGCAGAATTAAAGATATTAAGCCGATTAGTGCATGATTATGGGCCTCAACGCTACCCATATGACGATTCAGAAGAACCACTAGCGGCAGAAGACTTCGATGATCGCATAGATATCATTCCTGTCAGCGATCCGAACAGTGGCACGATGGCCCAGCGCATAATGCAGTACCAAGCTGCGCTGCAACTGTCAGCCTCAGCGCCACAGATGTACGATCTACCATTACTTCACCGTCAAATGATTGAAGTGCTGGGCATAAGGGATGCAGACAAGATTATACCGACTGATAATGACATCAAGCCTACAGATCCTGTCACTGAGAACATGATGATCATGATGGGAGAACCTGTTAAAGCCTTCGCATACCAAGATCACGAGGCGCACATACAAACCCATATGGCTGCTATGGAAGATCCTAAGATTCTTAAGATGCTTTCAATGGCTCCAGATGCAAAAGTGAAACAGGCGGCTATGATGGCGCATATAGCAGAGCATGTTGCTTTCCTCTATCGACAACAGATAGAGAAAGAGCTAGGTGTTGAGCTGCCTCCGCCAGATGAACCATTACCAGAAGATATTGAACTCAGGTTGTCCAAGCTCGTTGCCCCTGCCGCAGCACAACTTACCGGCAAGGACAAACGAGAAGCTGAGGCCCAGAAAATTCAAGAGCAGATGAAAGATCCGGTCTTACAACTCCAGCAAGCAGAATTGCAACTTAAGGCGAAGCAAGCCCAAGACAAAGCTCAAACCGATATGGCTAGGATTCAAGCAGATCTCGAAAAGAGTAGAGAGAAGAACGAGCTTGAAAGAGAGAAGCTGTCTCAAGAAACCCAAGTTGAGGGCGTTAAAATTGGTGTTCGCGTAGCTGAGGATGCATCTAGAGAAGAGATAGAGAAATCTAGAATGCAGTCAAAAGATATGCTTGATGGCGTTAAGGTTGGTGTCGAAATAGCGAAGGAGCTATCTGGTGAGTGATGTTTTTAGTAATAACGCTTTAAAAGTTCTAAGAGAAAACCTTCGAGCAAAGATGAACGATGTGAGTGATCACATCAGTACGGGTAGCTGTAAGAACTATGACGAATACTCTAAGTGTTGCGGGATTATAGAAGGTCTTGCTATTGCTGAGAGAGAAATTCTTGATCTAAACGAAAGGATTGAGAACGCTTAATTCTCCGCATGTCGCGGTGCAAAGTGACTCTGGACACTAATATCCAGTGCTGAGGAAATAAAATGAGTGAAGCTGCTAGTGTAGAAGTTGGATCGGTTACAGCAACGGCTGAGACAAATGATGAGAAGGATGTCGAGTCTAAGCCTAGTCAGTTGCCAGAGCCTGCTGGATATAAAATATTAATAGCACTACCGGAAGTTGATGAAAAGACTGAGGGTGGAATCATTAAAGCACAAGCAACGAAACAGCTTGAAGAAGTTGGATCGATTGTTGGTTTTGTTATGAAGCTTGGCCCAGACGCTTATCAGGATAAGGAAAAGTTTCCTAATGGCCCCTATTGCAAAGAGGGCGATTTTATTCTGATGAGGTCTTACTCTGGAACTAGGTTCAATATACATGACCGAGAGTTCAGACTTATTAATGATGACAGTGTAGAAGCTATTGTTGATGATCCAAGAGGCATTAGAAAGATATGAGTGATTCAGATCAAGTAGAAGAAACTAGCAGTGAAGATAAGTTTTTTGGCGTTAAGACTCAGATTGGCAAGAAGGCAGAGCCAGTTCCTGAAGAATCATCGAGCGATATTGAGGTTAAGGTTGTTGATGACACCCCGCCCGAAGACAGAAACAGACCTACGTTTGGAGATGACACTCCAGCGGATGATGGGATTACTGAGGAAGAGCTAAAAGGTTATAAAGGCTCTACTCAAAAAAGAATAAGTAAGCTTGTTGCCATCAATAATGATGATCGGCGGAAGCGCGAAGATGCTGAGAAGATGCGCGATGAAGCTGTTCGTGTAGCTCAAGAGCTTGTTGAAAAGAACAAGAACTATGAGTCTATGCTTAATCGTGGCGAGACAGCTCTTATCGATTCTATTAAGCAAAAAGCAAAGCTTGATTATGAAAATGCCAAGCAAAGCTATAAGAGTGCTTACGAAGAAGGCGATACAGATAAGATACTTGCTACGCAAGAAGCTTTAAATCTTGCTCAGTATGAGTTAAAAGAAGTTGAGAGAAAGGAACAGGGCAGGCAATTTGCTCAAAAAACTAGAGAAGCTCAAGCTAAACAGGCTTCTCAGGTTCAAGCGCAACCCCAGCCTCAACCTCTTTCTCAAAAGCAGATTAGCTGGAAAGAAAACAATCCTTGGTTTATGCATGATAATCATAAGGATATGACGGCTTTAGCTTACGGGATGCATGAAAAATTAATTAAAGATGAAAGATTAGACCCGTCAAGCGATGAATACTACAATAGGATTGACGCAACAATGCGTCAAAAGTTTCCTGAATACTTTGGTGGAGATGAAAGCTCTGGGAGCGAAGTTCCGTCTACACCTAGTAGGGCAAACGTGGTGGCCCCTGCCAATAGAAATAATGGCGCAAAACCACGCACAATAGAACTTACTCCCAGTCAAGTCTCTCTCGCAAAGCGACTTGGACTCACTAACGAGCAATACGCCAGACAACTCATGAAGGGGTAAATAATGGCTAATCAGCGCACACCACGCTCTAATGAGAGCAGAGAAACCGAAACTAGAACTTCTGATAGCTGGACTCCGGCATCAGTGTTACCTGTTCCTGCACCTAAAGACGGATGGGCTTTCCGATGGATAAGAACCAGCGTTCTGGGACAACCCGATAACACTAATGTTTCTCAGAAAATGAGAGAGGGCTGGGTTCCTGTTAAGGCAGATGATCATCCAGAGATGCAAGTCATGTCTGATTTAAACTCGCGGTTTGTTGGCAACATCGAAGTTGGTGGACTTTTGCTTTGCAAAGCTCCTCAAGAAGAGATGGAAAAAAGACAAGAGTATTATCAGAAAATGGCTGCTCAACAGATGGAGTCTGTGGACAATAGTTTCATGAGAGAAAACGATCCCCGTATGCCTCTATTGCAACCCGATAGGACTACGAGGACTTCATTTGGTAAAGGCTGATACCGAAAGGTTCGGCCTAACATTGAGGTAATTCATTATGGCTGCAACCGCAACCCCTATGGGAGCGGAACCAGTTGGCACTTTGTCTGCCAGTGGTTCTTTCTCCGGCAAGGTTCGTCATATTAAGATTGCTAGTGGCTATGCTGCTAACATCTTTTATGGTGACTTTGTAAAAATGGTAGCTGCTGGTGTCATTCAAAAAGACACTGGAACATCTACTTTAACTCCTGTTGGTGTGTTTATGGGCTGTGCTTTCACAGATCCCACCACTAAGCAGATGACGTTCTCACAAATCTGGCCTACAGGAACAGTGGCTTCTGACGCTGTTGCTTATGTCCTTGATGATCCTGATGCTGTATTCAGGATGCAGAGCGATGAAGCGTTGATTCAATCTGATCTTGGCAACAACATTGGTGTTGTCCAGACTGCTGGATCAACTGATATAGGCCGAAGCAAGAATGCTTTGGATGGTTCAACTGCCGCAACAACTGCTACTCTTCCTTTGCGAATAGTAGAATTTGTTAATGGCCCAGACAGTGCAGTCGGTGATGCATTTACTGATGCCTTAGTTTTTATTAACTTTGGTGATCATCAGTATCGTCAGCATACTGGCACAGGCACATAAGGAGGCTTAGAGAATGGCTATTTCAAGAGCGCAAATGCTCAAAGAGCTACTTCCGGGCCTTAACGCCCTGTTTGGCTTAGAGTATGAAAAGTACGAAGACGAACACACAATGATTTACGAAACTGAATCATCTGATCGTTCGTTTGAAGAGGAAGTCAAGCTGAGTGGTTTTGGCGCGGCTCCTGTGAAGGCTGAAGGTAGCGCGATATCTTACGATTCCGCACAAGAATCTTTCACTGCCCGTTATAACCACGAAACCGTAGCAATGGGTTTCAGCATTACAGAAGAAGCTATGGAGGATAACCTCTATGACTCTCTGTCTGCTCGTTACACCAAAGCTTTGGCGAGAGGTATGGCTTATACTAAGCAGGTTAAATCTGCATTCCCACTTAACAATGGTTTCACCAATGCCTTCCAAGGCGGTGACGGCGTAAACTTGTTTACTGCTGTCGGTGATGGCGTTGCTGGTGGTGATGGTCACCCGCTTGTTAATGGTGGCACTAACAGCAACCGTCCGGTGACTGCTGCTGATTTGAATGAAGTCTCTCTGGAAGACGCTGTGATTAACATTGCTGCGTTTACTGATGAGAGGGGTCTTCTTATCGCTGCTCGTCCTCGGCGTTTGATTGTTCCGCCTGCATTGATGTTTGTTGCTACTCGTCTACTGGAAACAGAAGGTCGAGTCGGTACAGCCGATAACGACATCAACGCGCTTCGTAACAACGGTTCTATACCTGAAGGTTATAGCGTCAATCATTATTTGACTGACAGTAATGCCTTCTATTTGATTACCGATGTTCCGAACGGCATGAAGCATTTCGAGCGTACTCCGCTTGAGACTTCAATGGATGGAGACTTCGACACTGGTAACGTGCGCTATAAAGCGCGAGAGCGTTACTCTTTTGGAGTATCTGATCCGCTGGGAATCTACGGATCTCCCGGTACTTCGTAAGAGGTACAGATGTGTCAGAGGGGGGCTTATGCCCCTCTCTGTTTTTTACCCTGACTGCGAAAGCAGACACTAGCCCCGACAGGAGTAACATATGGCTACTACCACTTTTTCTGGTCCTATTAAGACTGGAACCATTCGAGATACCACTGGCACAACTGTTGGCACTAATGTAGCCAAT